ATGGCTGATGCTTTACGATACGCACTCTATTCATTTGAAACCAATATCACTACATTCTAATAAGACCTGTTAAAAACAGTTCTTGACATTTGATGTAAGTTTTTGGTATAATTCTAATTAAGAGTAGAAATATGAAATTAAAAAGAGATTTAGTTAAATATGTGAGAGACAAAGCTAAATCAAAATATAAGAAATCAAATAATTGTTATATCTGTGGCGACACAGATCATTTAGACTTTCATCATTATTATGGATTGACCGAACTACTAGAAACTTGGTTAAAACAGAAAAAGATAATTATAGAGAAGGAACAAGACATACTAGCACTTCGAGAATCCTTTATTGATGAAAATTATGACAAAGTGTATGATTATACGGTAACTCTCTGTCACAAGCATCATCTTAGACTACACTCGATTTATGGTAAACGACCCAAATTGATTACTGCAGAGAAACAAAACAAATGGGTCGAGATTCAGAGAGAAAAACAACATGGCATGGTACGATAGACTATTAGGTAGAACTCCCGAAACTGAGGAAAAACTCAACCCTGCCCAATATGTTATTTCTAGAAACGAAGGTCTAACAGTAGACTCTCGTGAAGTTGTTACTAATTATAGAAATGCATATGAACAACTAGAAATAGTGAATAGAGCAGTCAACATGATAGTTGATGATGTTGCAGATATACCATATACTCTTGGAAATCAAACTCCAGGAACTAGTAATATTGTAAAAAATATTAGAAGATCAAAAGTTGATATTTTAGTTAATAGAGAACCAAACCCTTTTCAGGATATTAATTCATTTAAAAGAAACTTAATTATTGACTTGATGATAGATGGAAACATCTTTATATATTTTGATGGAGCGCATCTTTATCATTTACCAGCAGATAAAGTAAGAATAGAAACTGATGCCGCAACTTTCATTTCAAAGTATACATACGAAAATAGCATAGATTATAGTCCTAGTGAGATTATACATATTAAAGAAAACAGTTTTAACTCCATTTATAGAGGAGTACCAAGATTAAAGCCAGCATTTAGAACTATGCAGCTTTTATCAAGTATGAGAACCTTCCAAGATAACTTCTTCAAAAACGGAGCAGTTCCAGGTTTAGTACTAAAATCACCAAACACACTTTCAGAGAAGATAAAAGAAAGAATGTTACAGGCATGGGTTGCAAGATATAACCCACAATCTGGCGGTCGTCGCCCACTCTTTTTAGATGGCGGACTAACAGTTGAGAACTTAACAGAAGTAAACTTCAAAGACTTAGATTTCCAAGAAGGTATCAAGTCAAATGAAAGAATAATACTAGAAGCAATGGGAATACCACCCATTTTACTAGACGGCGGTAATAATGCAAATATAAGACCTAATCATAGGCTTTATTATTTAGAAACAATTTTACCAATCGTAAGAAAATTAGGGTATGCGTTAGAGCGTTACTTTGGTTTTGAAGTATCTGAGGATGTAACAGGAATACCTGCTTTACAACCAGAACTAAGAGACCAGGCAGCATATTATGCTACTCTTGTAAACACAGGGATTATGTCCCCGAACGAAGCAAGAGAAGCTTTAGGTAAAGATCCAGTTGATGGATTTGATGAACCTAGAGTACCAGCTAATATAGCAGGCTCAGCAACAAACCCCGAAGAAGGCGGTAGACCTCAAGAGGCTGCCCCAAGCGAAGAGGAATAAACAAATGACAAAGAATATGATGGCTAAAGCATTATCCGACTGGTTTGTAGAAAAAGGAGTCGAGTCAATGGATTTACGAACTTATAAAAGTCATGGTAATGATGTACCTGTTAAAGATTACTTGCTCAGAAGAGCATTTGGATCTTGGAACAGAGTTTTATCAGCTATGAATAAAAGGCATCCAGTCGCTGTAGTTGAAGAAGCTCCAGCACCTACTCCCGCCCCAAAGGCTCCTAAAGCCAAGAAAGCGGAGAAGAAAGATGTCAAATAAAATTTATCACTGGACTAGCACTTTTAAAACATTAGGCGAAACCGAAGACGGCGGCGTTGATATTAAAGGATCTGCTAGCACTAACGCTCTTGATAGAGCAGGCGACATAATCGAATCAGATGCTTGGACAAAAGGTGGATTGGAAAACTATAAAGGTAATCCAATTATTTTGTTCAATCATAATTACGACAAACCAATAGGTCGTGCAAAAGATTTAAAAGTTACAGACAATGGACTGGAGATTTCTGCAAAGATTTCAAAAGGTGCAGGTGATAATGTAACACAACTTATTAAAGACGGTGTCCTTGGGGCTTTTTCTGTTGGTTTCAAAGTCAAGGACGCTGATTATATGACCGAAACCGATGGATATAAGATAAAGGACGCAGAGCTTTTTGAAGTATCTGTAGTATCAGTGCCATGCAACCAAGGGGCAACCTTTGGATTAAGCAAGTCATTTGATTCTATGGACGAATACAATGAGTATAAGCAAACTTTTTATAAGGCTAACTTAAAAGATTCAGCAGACGCTGTTGAAATTGAGCAGCCAAGTACGGCGAAAGCCAAGGAAATGGAGACAAATATGTCAAAAGAAAATAAATCTCCTGAAAGCAACCCAGAGTTCAATCTTGAATCATTTGCTGCAGAAGCTGCTGAAAAAGCAGTTGCTCAGTATGCAATGAAACAAGCCGAACTTAAAGCTGCTGAACAGAAGGCTGCAGAAGAAGCTGCTCAAAAAGCATCTGAAGAAGCTGAAGTTCAAAAAGCCTCCGAGGAAGCAAAACAGGAAGAGCAAAAAACTGTTATCCAAGCTGGATTAACAGGTGCTGAAAAATTAATGTCTGACGTTGAGTCAAGAGTGAAAGAAGACTACACTAACTTAGAAACTGTAGTTAAGTCACTTGAAGCACAACTAGCAGAGAAGTCCGAAGAAATCATGAACATTCGTGAGTCTAAAAGACATTTCTCTGACAGACAAGGTAACAACGGCGATTGGAAAAAATCCTTCGAGCAAGACATTACAGATGCTAAATTTGCAGGTCTAGCTACCGGACAAGGATGGAATACTCCAATGGCAAAATCTTTGATGGAAAAAGTTAACACTCATTCAGGTGTTGCTGTTTCATCTGCTGATTTTGAGCAAGTTGTTTCAACAAACATCGAAAGAGATATCGAAAACGAATTAGTCTTGGCTCCTCTATTTAGAGAAATACCAATGACTTCTGCGAACATGATTATCCCAATCTTACCAGATGCAGGTTATGCTGAATTTACTTCAGGGTCTGCTGTAGCAAATGATAACTTAGATATGAGATCTGCTACTTATGGTGATGATGCAGGGGTTACTATGTCTGAAAGAACTCTTTCAACTAAGAAACTTATTTCTCAATCATTCTTAGGAAATGAAACAGAAGAAGATGCAATCTTACCGATTCTTCCTTTAATTAGAGAATCTATGGTAAGATCACACGCTAGATCAATTGAAAACTCAATCCTAGCTGGTGATGATGCTGATGGCGTATTCGGTACTGGTGGAGCTTCTTTCGAAGGTTTACTACACTTAGCAAGAAATGACAGTGATTATACACAGTCAGCTACTGCTTTTGCTTCTGATACAGTTACAGCTGCAGAACTTCTTTCAATGAGAAAAAACATGGGCAAATATGGTGTTAATCCATCTGACGTAGTTTATATTGTTTCACAAAGAACATATTACGAACTACTAGAGGATGCTGAATTCCAAGATGCTAACTTAGTAGGCGACATGGCTACTAAACTAAGTGGTGAAATTGGTCAAGTATTCGGTTCAAGAGTACTATTATGTGACGAGTTCGCTACTCCAGCAACTGGTAAATTCGCAGCTATCGCTGTCAACCCTAGAAACTTTGTATTACCAAGATTACGTGGTGTAACCGTGGAATCTGACTACGAAGTAATCAATCAGCGAAGAGTACTAGTTGCTTCACAAAGAATTGGCTTTACCGATCTTATCAACGGTGCTACTTCTAAGTGGGGTTACATGTATAAAGCTAGCTAATATTGGCTTAGACAGGATTCGTGGGGCAGCCTTAATTGCCCCACACTTTTAATAATTATGGCAGATTTAATAACAGTACAAGAGTATAAAAATGCAGAGGGGATAGTGAACGCAAAGGAAGATTCACGCCTTGCTATTATTGTACCACAAGTTAGCAATTTAGCCAAGAAGTATTGCGGTACTTCATTTGTTGATTATTATAGTAGTGATAAAACCGAAACTTTTTCAGTTAACGACAACTTTACCAGTACTATAATCGTCAGCGAAAGTCCACTTGTAAGTGTGACTTCCGTAAAAGAAAGAGGCACATATGATGCTTCATATGAGACTCTTGCAACTAGCGACTACGAATATTATGTAGATACAGCCGCAGATGCAATAGTAAGAACAACAAAGAGTGGAGCAAAGAAAGCATTTCCACAAGGAATGGGAAGTGTGCAGATAGCATATAGAGCAGGCTACAGTGCCGCTCCAAGTGATCTCAAACTAGCACTTTTTGACTTAGTAACATACTACTTAAAAGATGAACATAAAGAACGAAGAACAATAGCAGGAGCAACATTGCAGAATCAAGGAACATCTGGAGTACGAGATAACACAGACTTTCCAGATCATATAAAGAGGGTACTTGATTTATATAGAGTTATAATCTAATGTCTTCTGCACTTCGAGCAAAGATGTTAAACGAATTAACAGGAAAGCATGTATTAAGCAGACTTCAAGTTGGAAAGTTTTTTGATAAAGGTGAAATTCGAATAGAAAGAAGACACTGGGATCAAACTTTTAATAACGCCTTAGTACAAGCTGCAAAAAAAGAAAATAGAATTCCCGATATAAGTGAATTTGGTATGCCAGATGTTATGTGGAAAGCTTTTCGAGACTACTTATTAAAACAGTCCCCTTTCAGAACAGCTGCAACAGGAGGCGGTGGCATATTAGTAAGGTATCATGTTAGACAAGCAATAGTTACAAATACTTTACTTTCAATACCTATATCTAGAGGAAAACAAAAGAATGGTAGACCTTATACGGGCAATATAGATGATAGAGCACAAAAAGATATAAAACTTGCTACTCAAACTTTTTGGAATAGCAGAGCCTTTAAAAGCAATGTTATCAAAGTATTTAAAAAAACAAAAACCGAGCAAGTACATGAACATGGGGCAACTGGAGAACAAGATTTTATAGCTTCAGGTACTCCAGGCGGACAAGGAAGTATGCAGGCTCCAGGTGCTCAAGGAACTGTAATTGATCAAAGAATTATAAAAATAATTGCAGAATCAGCAACAGGTGAATTTAATAAAACTCAATGGTTTTCATTATTTTTCGAAGTTGTACATGCAAAATGGGCAGATTTGTTTGGGTATGATTCAAATGTAACCCAACAAGATACTGCAGAAACAGTAAAAGGCGAAGTAATAATAAATTCCGCAGTAGTACCTGCAGATTCTTCTTTTAACCCTGGCAATATAGATAATCAGTTAAGAGACGAATTTATAGCATTTTTAACTGACCCTATAACATTTAGAAAAGAGGCAAAAAGACTTGTCACAGGAATGACAGACAAAAAAGCAGATGCTTTATTTAGTGATAGTCCTCCTCCTTCTAAAAGAATGGAAGATGCTGCAATAAAATTAGCAGCAGCAGGAGTACTTGATAAACTTTCAGAAAAAATTATAAAAAAAGAAAAGAAAGTAGGTAGACCAAAAGGAAGTAAAAAAAGAGGCAGACCAACTACTGCTAAACGAAAAGGTGGCAGAACTAGTACAACTAGAAAAAATGCTAAAGTAACAAAACGTAATAGAGGACAACAACAAAATGCAATCCAACAAAATCCGATTGCACTAAAAGAATTAATTAATGCTAAGTTACCAGACGAATTATTAAAACAAATGCAACTACCTAAGTTAAGAAACAGAACAGGTAGATTTAGAAACTCTGCACAAGTTACAAATGTAATGGTCGGTCCAAGAGGCGGTACTCATATAGAATATACTTATATGAAAAATCCATATCAAACCTTTGAACCAGGTGGTAGACAAGGAAGTGTCAACAGAGATCCAAGAAGATTAATTGGGGGAACAGTAAGAGAAATAGCCCAAGAATTAATGGGTAAAAGATTTATAAAAGTTAGGAGCGTATAATGGCAAATAGAGAGTACACAACAAGAAGAAGTGCCATTGTAAACGCTTTTGTAAAAAAATTAGACGGAATAGACGGAACAGGAAAATTCAGAACTGTAGTAGCAAGCACCGCACCAAGACTTTTGTTTTGGGACGAAGTAGCAGAGTTTCCAGCAGTTCATGTAAACTCAGGTAGTGAAACTAGAGAATATCTAGGAGCAGGCGAGAAGTTTAGATTTCTTACTTTAACATTTAGATGTTATGTAAATGAAGAAGACGCAGTAGATGCTTTAGAAATGTTACTTGAAGATGTGGAAACAGTAATTGAAGACAATAATCCAATTAGTTATAATACTGGATTAGGTGTAACAACTACTACTATACAAACAACGATAAACTCAATCGATACAGACGAAGGAGTTTTAGAACCTTTTGGAATTGGCGAAATAATAGCGACAGTCCAATATTAATGAAAACGGATAGGCAGAGAATACTCTAGCCGACCCTTTTCAAAGCAAAGATAGGAGAATGTAAAATGGCAGATACATTTTATTACTCGAGAGATACGTTAGTCCATCTTACTGATAGCGCAGGAGCAATCTATAAGATACCAGTACTAGACGGGTTTAGTTTCTCTCAAGCAACCAATG